TTTCTTAGCCCAAGTATGTGATGTTGGTGCGATACCACCATCAACCCCAGCAACTAAATCTTTATATAATAGTACTTTTTCTTTCCACTGTTCAACCTTTAACATTTCCCCCTGTGTTGATGGGTTGTTTAATGACAGTTTAAAATTATTTAACTCGTCATGAAAACCTAAAATATAAAGATGTATTATGGCTATTTTGTTTAATTCCTGAATTATAGCTTGTTGAATTCTATTTATAGTTCTAGCAAATCTAATATCCATAAGAGCTAGATTTTTACCTTCTCCAGTTGGTTCCTCGAAACCTAAAAAAGTTTTTGGTACTCTAAGAGCTGTAACCATTTTTCTTTGAATAAACTGTATATCAGCTATTTGGTCTAAGTTTGATGCTCCAGGTAATGTCTCTATCGGCATTGAAGCGTTAGGGTCTCTAACTGGTACGAAATAATCTTGGTCTACCGCTAGGGTATTATATCTAATATCTGATTGGCCTGTTTGTTGGTCTACTTCTTGTGTTCTTTTAAATTTATTAGCGACCTTTTGCACATAAGACTCAACATCTTCATCATCAATGTTACCCACATATACCTTAAACACTCTTCTTTCTGGTGCTCTAGTAACACGATAAACTAACATAGCGTCTTCAGCTAATAATAACTGTTTCCAAATACGTCTAACCTTTTCTAGTACAGAAGTACCATAAGGTATTTTTCTATCATCACCAAGAAGTCTAAAATGAGCTATCTCCCAAGCGTTAAACTCTAATGACCTATCTTTCCATACAAAAGTTACCTCCCTTTTTTTAGTGTCGTTCTCATTTTCTAAGGACTCTTGGAATGGGAATAAACCGGTTTCTTTCCTTTCTATATCTATATTTGTTAACTGACTAGCACCAATAATACCATCTTTATAATCTATTTTTAAATAAACAAAATTGTCACCATACTTGCAAGTATTCCTAGTCCACATAGGTAAATTTGAGTGTATGTCTAAAACATTAAAGAATAAATCTTCTAAAACTTTTTTAATTCTAGAAGAATCTGAATATATAGACATTATTTGACCCTTCTCACTTAAAGTGCAACTTTCTTCAGACATAATATCTAAAGCTACAGCAATTTCAGGTGTGAATTCCATAGCCTCATAATCCATATAAGATGCTAACCTAGATGTTTCGTAAAAAACAGATTTTTGATACAATTCGTTGTCAACCTTTGACCATTGACTTTCTAAATATTTTTGTTGTTGTAGTTGTAACTTTTCTTTTTGAAAGGCTTGTTTAGATTTAGTTACAATTAAATCGTTATCTGTTAAATTATACTCACTATTTGTGATATTATTCTTAGGCCCACCAGGTTGACCGAATAAGTAGAATAGTTTTTGATATACTGTTAAATTTTTATTTTCTTCCGCCATTTTATTTTTTTATTCTTATTCTTATTATAAATATCATCAATAAAGATAATAGGCACTTTATCAATGTGAATATTTAATATGTAGTAAAGACAAGTTATTTTTTAAATCCAGGTAGACCACCGAATAACCAAGAGTATTCTTTTGTATTCTCAACACTTTGTTTGTCGTTATTAATATTGTCAGTATAAAAACCACCACCAACAACTTCATTTAAACCACCAACATCATCACTAGTTGTTGTTTGTATTGACCAACTACTAACCATAGCTTTAGCTTGACCTTTAGATTTTTCTAAATCTTTAAATGATGTGCTAGCCACAAAAAGACACATCCCTATAGGCATTAAAAGGTCATCATGATAACCTTTCATGTGGTCTGCTCTACCATTTTTAAAAACAAAAGTATCCATTTCATTTAAGGCTCTTATAGACCTAACTTTGAATGAGTCAACCCTTATACCCTCCTCTAATTTAGAAACTATTGTATTTCTATTTTTTTGAAAATTAAGTCCTGGTAATTTACCATTATTCATGAATTTTTGTAAAGCTCTATTGTTCTCTACCGCGTCAATACCAACAGTTACATCATAGTAAAGTGATTTTTTAGCGTAACCCATTTCAATTAAACGTAAAACCACCGAGGCACCCCAACCACCAGTTATATCAACAACAATGAATGCATTATATGATTGTCCATAATGAAAACATATCTCCCCTAACACATCTGGAGCAACCTTACCATGATACTCACCAACTTGGTTACCAGTAGTATAATCCCAAATACAAATGCCGGCGAAATCATCAGCAGAACCAGATGAAGGGTCAGCTGCCAGTATGTATTGGTGGTCCTTTATTGGGTCTTCCCATATCCACATATTACCGTCCATCCACTCTTTTCTAATTGGGTCTATTACGTTTTCTTTCTTTTGTCTTTGAACATGTTTATCGTTAATAACCTTATCACCAGAACCTAAAAACGAACATAATAACTCTTGTGCTATTGAACGTTGATTATGATTAAGTTGTGCACACATATTTTCAAACCATTCTGAGGTTGGTTCCCACCCTTCACCAATTAAATGTGGCCATTTTTCTGAATTAAATTCTTCCTTAGTATCAATAGTCTCTTCGCCATCTTTATTCCTCTCTTTTTTAAGCCATGTCATCCCTTTATTATATCTAGGGTCTTCATACCACCTCATTTCAACAATGTTAAAATTATTATCACCAGATTCCGCGTTTATATACGCTTTATGGTATAATGGGTCATGACCATTTGGTGTTGAGATAAGTATTGACCTACCACCTGTTGAAAGTGATGGTTGTGCTGCGGTATAAAACTCCTCACCCTTATTACCTTCAATAAATGCTGCCTCATCTACAACTATAACTGATGGGGTATAACCCCTTAAAGCGTCTTTTGATGACGCAACAGCTTTCACTTCAGAACCATTCCATAATTTATAGTGTGAACTAGAATTCTTTTCACTATCAAACCAACCATTAGAACCAGCAGGTCTAAAAACATCCATCCAATCTGGTAATTGTGAGGTGAAATCTTTAACTTTTTTAAGAAATTCTTTTGCTGTTTCTTGTTTATTTGCCGCAATAAGTATTTTTTGTGTACTTTTATTTGAGGCTAAAGCGGTTAATATCGCTAAATAAGCGGCGGTTGTTGTAGTTATACCAGCTTGTCTTGGTTTCATCACAATATTGTGATGATTGTGTATGTAGGCGTTAATTAATTCTTTTTGTTTAGGGAATAATTTAAAAGGTACAATCCCATTTTGTGTTCTATCTTCTGTTTCTAAATAATTTTCTATAGCATGTATAGGGTCTTTTATGCATTTCCCTATCTCATATAACATTTGTGCTTTTGATAATCCCATAGTTATAAATATCTATGTGCACAAAAAAACCCACTTAGTAGCGAACTTAGTGGGTTTAGTAGTCCGTAGACTACAACGGTCCTAATCCGTTTATTTTGAATTCAATATTGAACCGATATGTCTAACTAATTCCATATCACCAGCATCTAACGCATCATCAAGAGACCTTTGTAATTCTCTAGTACTTAAACTATTATAATCAATTTCTTCTGGCTCCTCAACGTTTGGTGTTGGCGTGACCTCTCTACCACCTTCGGGTTCAGGGGGTGTTAACACATCATCATCTTCTTGTTCCGGACTATCCTCATAACCACCAAAAGTATCTTCTGAAGCTTCTCTTCGTAATTCTTCTAACGCTTCTTGAGCTATTCTATTAACTTTAGTTTGTGAGTCAGTACTGTTACTTAATAAACCCTCAACTATACTATTAAATTCATTGTCAGGTAGTTCTTGTAACATATTCCATGTTAAAGAAATAACTTCTTGGTTGTTTACAGGTATTTGTTCAATAAACTTAGTCCAAATCATTGGGCCTAATCTGATATCATTAGTTTCAGCATCTAAATGGTCTGTCTTATCTAATACGTATTGCCTAATATCTCTGTCTTTAGGTAGAGACCATAAAGACATTAGTTCCATAACACCCTTACTTAATTCATGTAATAGTATTGGGAATATCATACCTTGAGCTATAACTTTAGGTTTACCATTCGCTTCTCTTGATAATTTTATTCTAGAATTACCAGCGTGAATACCTTGTTGACCCTGTTCTCTAATTGTATCATCATTTAACATCCAATAAGTAGCGTCATTTGCTGTCATTACGTTGGCGTAATTCTGACCTAATTCTGGGTTATCTTGTCTTAATTGGTCATCCATATGATGTAAGTTTTGGGATTTTCTAGCCGCCCCATGCATCATAGAATTAGTCAATCTACGTCTTTTAATTTTTGGTTTTAACTCTTCTTCGGTTTTTCCTTGTGGTAATTCTTTTTGACCTTTTTCCATTTTTAAACCTTCACGATTTATTTTACCAACCTTAACACCAGCTTGTCTTGATATCATATCAGCTTCTTGTGGTGAAACATCCCTACCAACCAACATTTGTGGTGGTAGTCCAGTTATTGTGGCCTCAAAATCGACAGCATCATTTGGTATGTTAAACTGTTTTTTAATCATTTCAACAGCTTTTTGTTCCAACCTTTCAATACCATACTGATACTCTTGTTTTGCAGCATTCATTAGTGAGTTACTCATTAATCTTTGAACATCATCAATAGTAACATTATTCCTTCCAGTTTTTTCTCTTATTTTTTGGGCAATTTCTTCAAAAGACTCATTAGCTAAATTCCTAGCTAAGTCAGTATTAATTATGTCTGAGTAGTCATGACTACCACTTTCAAAATTTTGTCTTACATTGTCATTCATTTGTGCTTCAGATATTAAATTATTTTGTATTGTTTCCATTAACTCAGATTTTTTCATTATAGGATTCTGAGTTTCTTTAAGTATAGATAAAATTTCTGACTCTGACAAATCTATTTTATTAAAGTTGTTAACCATTTTTTTGAATGATTCTGCGGTAATAATTTTAGTATTATTATCTAATGTTGGGTCGTAATGTGCTTTTTGAACTGTTAAATCACCTTTAGGTCCAATAGATGGTGTACTTATTTTAACTTTACCATCAGCCACAGCTTGTAAAAATTCTAAAAACTTTTTTTCATCACCGCCTTTTATTTGTAATTTGTCAAACCAATAACCTTCCGTTTCTTGATATTCATTTAGGTCCCCTTCTTGTGTTATTTCAATTGAACCATCAGGTTTCCTGTCGACATTTTCGGGTTTTTTAGCTGATTGGATGGCCTTGGTTAACTCATCACCTTTTTTTTCATCACCTTCAGCATCCTCAACCTCTTTTGGTGAGATAATGGTCTTTATAACGTCTTGGAACTCATCTAAATTCTGTTCATCTTGTAAAAGATATTGTTCTTTATTTTTTTCTTTATTCGACATCTCTTGTTACTTTATTTTCTTTATATTTTAATGCTAGGTCATATTCATAAAGTTGTTCATCAATGGACTCTTTAGTATCACCAAAATTAAATACCCTACGTTTTTCAGGTATTTCTTCATCTTCCTCTAACTTTTCCCAACCCAA